AAGCGCAACACTAATTTAGCAATTCTCAAACGTTGTAGAAATTGTTGTCGCGTTATACCCGCCACGGTGTAAGCACCAACACGAACACTGGTAAGCTTAGCAAGCAACTCTTCGATGAAACCCATTTGAACAACTGCTGTTGCAAAGGCCGTTGTAACTAGATACATTATTGAAAACAATGCACCTAAGGATTTCAAAGTATTTAACAAATTCGGAAATATAAAAATAGTAATTATAGATTACAACTGTGGGTATAATTATCCCCACATGAGGTCACTACTAATTTTATGTTAACATTTCGCGTTCAAATCAGGAAGAGTAGTTTCATCCTAAAATGCCGTAATCATAAATGTTAGCACCGTTTTCCTCCTAAAACTGGCAAAAGGTAATCTGTTGTTTCATAATTCTCATATACAAATCCATCATCAACAAAAATTGAAATTTGTTCTATATTGTTTGTGGAATTGTTTGCCACTGTGTTTGTTCTCATATAATACGGTCTCATTATGTTTAACATTTCCTCATGTGTAGGGACATACACTCTAGTGGATAAACTGGGATTCTGATCTAATATACCCATGATCTTACTGCAAAATGTGGAATATGCCTCACGTCCATGCAAAAACATGTCTCGTAAAGCACCATCTACATAAGCAGAAAACTGTTCCTCGAAACTCAAGGGCGTCTCCGTTGGTTTTTTAATCCAATGAAATCTTTTTAAAATGGAATCAATATCTAATGGAGCAACATAACAATTTAATTCAAAATGTTTTAAAAAACCGCGCTTTAGAAAGGATGCTTCCGCCAACTCAATATAATGGCGACTCGTGCTACTTTTGTCAGCCATAGTATATTGAATATCGACCTTTTCAAATTCCCTCTGGCATGTGGTATGTGAAAACCAAGGAATCTTTTTTGAAACTGCCATTAAATTATCATCTCCGTAAGTCACTAAACTAACGTGCTTTCTGAAACCATCCACAATGGTCGGGCGCATTGCGTAATACACATAGCGCATCATAAGAGAATTGCATATACTATTTAATTGAACCGTAATCAAATTGCCGGATGGATTACCATTAGCAAATCTATATAAATCACTATCAAATAATATGTTAGGATGTATAATATC